AAGCTTATACGCGACCATCTGGATTCGTCCGATTTGGGTTGCAAGTGATTCAGCCATGGTGTTTCAATGATTAGTTTTTGCAAGAAGATAGACATGTTATCAGCCCGTTCCTTAGAGGCTGATATAATCATTATTTTTCGTTCTGGATCTTTAAATAAAGTCCAAAGCACAAACGCTCCAGTAATCCATGATTTACCAACACCACGGAAGGCTTGGATCTGGAGACGCTTCGGACCATTTTGTAAGTAGTCTGCAATTGCATACTGGGCACGTGTTGGACTAGGTAGGTCAAGTTGCCCCCATAATGCTTGTAAGAATAGTTTAAAGTCGTCTTGGAGGGCGGTAAGTACGTCTGTCATGCTTTAAATGGGCCTGGCAGTGGCTGTATTGGTTGCCCGTCTGGAGTAGGTCTAGGTGTATTTCCATGTTCATCTTTATCACCATGATTTGGGATTAAAGCTTGATCATCGCCTCCAAAAAGGAAATCTCTTATATCATTGATAGGATCGAAATAGCCCATTCCCCTCGCCTTTTCTTCACAACTCTGTTGTAACTCTTTTGCGTAGTTGTCGCGATTGATACGATTGGCTGTTGTGGGCATTGCTTCATATATAAGATCCAACTTCGTCATGTAATCCGCTTGGATTTTCTCACATACCTCAAGTGCATTTGGCAGCTGAGCTTTCTTAACTGGTGGGGTGATAGGGACTACTGAAGGGTGCTCTGGTGTGTATGGTCCATAACCTGTATTAGATGGTTTTGTCGCACCATACCCAGTTTGTCGTTTTGATTTGTAAGGATTATCTGCCATAATTAAATTGGGTCAAATAGTTCGTTCAGATTCTTCTTGATTAGTGCATCTAACTGTGCAATCTCCATATCTGTAAATGGTTCATACTTAACGACTTTCATTGGGCCGAAGTCGCTATGTGGTCTAGCAGTACGGCAGAATTGGAAGTTCTGCCCTGCTGATGTCATTCCTTGGGTGTTCATTGTACTATCTCTGTTAGAAATTGGTGTATAGATTGTAGACCTTTTTGGAGTGGTGTGTAGTCACTTTTGAAGCCTTGCTTAGTATATACTGACTTATGAAAAGCATCACTTATGTCTGATATTACAGGTATCCTACCGTCACCAGTGTATCTGTAATCACCTTCGATAGTATCTTCACCAGCTTCTCTCTGTTGTTGTACGTCAGCTTTTATAGCTAATTCACGTTCTATAGCTTGTTTCTTCTGCTGTTCTGCAACATCATATGCAGCAGCATCTGCTTTGGCTTTTACTATATTTGGTGTTCTAAGATTAGCTGTCAAAGGATCTACATCTGATTTTCTCTGTTCTGAAGGCCTTAATTGATGGCCTCCGAATTCTGGCGGCTCATTCTCTCCATGGTAATCATAGACAGCAGTTCTTGCTCGATCTTGTTCTTCTTTTTCTTTAGTTTCCACTCGATCCCATTGTCCAGGTTGCTGCATCTCTTCCCACATTTCAGGGCCATCCATGCCTAATAGTAGTAGGTCTGCTGTACTTGCTACTTTTTCACCTGGTATTCCCCATGGTTCTGCTGCTCCTGATAAGGCTTCTAGACCTAATGCAAGCCAATCTGTTAACTTTTTAGTTCTAGTTGCTATATCATAACGTGCTTCAACACCTTCTACTTGAGCTTTAGCATTAAGTGGATTGACTATAGAAGTTGCTAATGTGAAGGCTGTGGCTCCATATGCTAGCCTTCTCAATTTCTTTACCTTTTCATTTTCTACATCAAAACTTCTATCTCTTGAATGATCCTCTACCCTTACAATTTCTTGATTCTGTGGCTGCTCAAGTCTACGTTTAGATGATGCATCAAGTCTTTCCTGCAACGCTTCATCGTAAATAATCCGTTCCTCTAATCCAGGCTCTGGTAATGATACCTGGCTTGGTAATGGATCCCTCCCTACATCTACTGACGTCCAGTGGTCGTCTTTATATGGGTCCCATCGTGCCTTTGGATCATTTCTATCTACTTTTCGTTGGATCGATTCGTATGCTGATTGGTCCTGTCTATTACGGATTAAAGCTAATGTACTTGGTTCTTCTGCTTTAATTGTCCTGTCTAGTAGTACTCTAGCTTTTTCAGGATCCCTTCTCCATCCAGGTGCATTCTTATCAAAGTAAAACTCACGTTCCGCTAATAATTGAGAGGCGAGGTCTCTTTGTATGTGTGGATTCTTCGGATCCCAGGCCTGTTGTAAGCGTAGTCTATCTTTATGTGTAAATATACTAGCATCATTTAACACAAAATTTGAAGCAGACTCCCGCCATGTAGTTGGTGAGGTTGTAATATAAGCTACAGCTGGGGAGAAAGAATCTCGTTCTTTCATGAATCTATTATAATTACTTGCCCCAGGAAACTTGGATATTGGATCATCTGGCCCACCACCACCTAAACTGAACATATGTTCAATATCCATAGATAAGCCAGCTTTTGGATGTCCTTCTGGATATCTAAGGTCGTACTTCTTACCTAAGTTTTGTACATACTCTCTAATCTTAGCATTCTCAGATGCCTTATACTTTCTATAAGCTTTTAAACCTCTACCAGGTGGTATACCTCTAATGATGTTAGAATTATCAATGATCTGTGGTTTTACTTTAGGCTTACGCCCGATAAGTACGGTCTGTACAGAAGTTGGTTGGACATTGGTCTTTATACTTTTAGAGCCTAAAAGTTTCTGTATTCCTGGTAAATCTCCAGCTGCTTCTAGTTTTTTCAGCTTATTGTATAGTTTGTCGTAATCATCAGGTGGTAATTTTGCTTTTAATTCTTTAACAACTTTATTCCTGGTTACTTTGTAGACTTGTTCTTGCTGCAAAAACCAGTCTATAATATGTTCAGGGATCTTCTCTCGCAGTGTACGTAACTCTTTTGTTGTAAATAGTGTCAGACTACCTTGCTCAGTTGGTGCCGCCATCTACTTTCTCCTCCTCACGCTTTTCCTCTGTTTCTTGCTCTGTTTTTGCTTTGGGCTTCGAGCTTGGTGCCCCCTCCTTGTTTATGCGAGACATCCAAGTTATCACCATTCCCATAGGTACCTCTCCTTCGGTTTTCTTTATTTAGGGCAGTACGTCTAGCAACTTCAGATGGCTTAGCATTATGCTTCTTAGCGTATGCTCTTTTGATCTTTAACGCATCAGCATGACTGTTATAATAACTAGTACTTTTTGCCATACAGTCTCCTCTGTACAAGTTCAGGTTCTATTTGTGGCATAACACTTGCAAGCTTATGTAATGGGTTACCTTCTAAAGCAACACCACTAATATCATTCTTTACTAGCCAATCACAGGCAGCCTTGAGTTCATGAGCGGTAGCTTCACCACTCTTAACCCTCTTAAGAAACTCCTTAGTAACTAGATTGTGCAACTCATTAAATTGGTCTTCTGTAGCTTTCTTAGTCATTACGCTCTTCTTCTTTACTTGGCTTTAGTTTATTGAGTAGAGTTTGTACACTTTGGATGACACTGTTCTCCTTAAGTGGAGACAAAGCGATCAGTTCTGATGCTAGTGCAATGATCACCCAAAAGGCGGGTTCTGATAGAAATAGTAGTTCCATTATTCAGTGGTTGTTTTGTTTAGTAATGCTATTGGTACAACATCATGACACATGTGTTCTACCCGTGATCCTGGTCTAAATGTAAATCCTTTCTGTTGTAACTCTGCACATTTAAGTGCTCTTACAAGTTCATAGTCAAGCCGTAGCTTTTCCTCTTGACGTTTAGCAATAGCTTTACATCTGTTAACTGTTCCCCAGTCAAGCGGTACCATGAAGTTAAGCTGGGCACCCCAATTGTTACTCGTTACATAACTTGTATTATCATAAGGTATAGTGTCATTACCCATATAAAAGGGTGTTAATGTCATGGTGGGACCATTACAGGCGATCCCACCTCCATAGTTTTGTCTAGACGGTGATCCACTATTCTGGAACTGCACCGCCTGGTTCGTCACGTTGCCCGTTGCAGTGGAGGTTGGAGCTGCATTGTTATAAACCTCAGCCATAGCTGGGTTACTTACTGCGAGAATACCGACAAGGATGTAGTAACAGCGTTTGTAGTAATTGTTCTTGTTATATCTATCTGTTCTACTACTCCTGCAGGTCTTGTCACAGTCTCTAGTTGATACTGATCCCCTGCTGTATGTACTGTATAGGTTGTGTTGCTGTCTGTTATATCTCCGCTTGGGACTACGTTTGTCCCTGACCAGCTGTTGTAAGTACCTCCAAATACCTCCTGGTCTACTACTTCGGTTACAACTTGTGTCGTGGTTGTGGTAGCTTGCATGCTCCCTTGGGTGAACTGTGGTGTTATTTGATTTGCCCTTACTGCTGTAGGAAACAACAGTAGGAGTAAAAGCCATTTGTTCATTCGTTTGCATTGGTAGGTTCGACAACTTCGGCTCCATTGATCTGTAGCGGGGTGACTACTCTGATCGTTTGGTAGCCTTGGGATGAATTAGCTTTAGCTATCATCTGTTCCATGTCAGCTTTAGTCATGGCATTCTTATCTTTCTTATTAATATTCAAACCAAAGGATCCAATTACTGAAGTAAAAATACTAGCAATAAAGGTAGGATCAAACTTCTGTTCAGGGATAGCTAAATAAGCTGGTAGTTGAATATAAGCTAGAGTAAGGATTGCTCCACTCCATACTAATACAATTAATCTCACCATTACGCCGATGAGGGCTAGCTGTTCGTCTCTATCGTCAACAGCATGTTTAATTTTGTTGATCAGTCCCTTCGGTGGGCTCGCCGTCTTTTCCAAGTTTCTTTTGAATTCGTTTTACTGCCTGCATAAATACAGGTTTAAAGATCTTAACCAAGTAATTAAAGAGAGATGTAGCGGTTAAAGTTGCTACCACAGAGACTGCAGCAGTGGTCGCTGCCGTTGCTACAATCTCTTCTTTTGGAACAGGGATCTCTACATCAGTCCAAGGAATGTTAATCCTACGAACCTCAGGTAAAGGGTTTTCCTGTTTCGTTTGTGTCTTCTCTTCTTCTGTTACTTCTTCCTCACCTTCTTTAGGTACACCAACAGGAGGTCTTAACTCATCTGGTGGTGCAATCATTGGTATATACGCTGGAGCTTGTGCTCTAGGTATTTCAAGTACAGGTTTAGGAAGTATGGGTGGATTCGGTAGTAATTGTGTTGGGAGGTTTATGGATGGAAAGATCGGTGGATCGCCCATTATTTATCTATCAAGTTAGGTATTTTAAAATAACAATACCTGAGCCACCAGCGCCTGGGGCACCCTGATGGCCACCGCCGCCACCGCCGCCACCACCGGTATTAGTTGTTCCAGCTGTCCCGGCATTGGGACCAGCGGCACCGTCGCCACCGCCACCTGTGCCTCCTGCACCAGTTGCTGTGCCAGTAGAATAGTTACCAGCTCCACCGCCTCCACCGAATACTTCGCTAGTACCACGGATAGTAACTGTTCTACCTGGGCCTCCATCTCTTTGAGTACCTGCTCCTCCTGCGCCGCCACCGCCGCCCATTGAAGAGTACCCACTACTTGTACCACCGTCATAACCTTGGAGTGGTGGTCCAGGTGTACCACTACCAGGACCGGAGCCGTGACCGCCGCCGCCCCCTGTGCCACCGTTATCACCAACATCAGCATTGTCTCCACCAGCTCCACCACCAAGAGCAGTTATGGTGCCAGCACTAGCAGGGAAAATAGAGTCGCCACCATTATCAGCGTAGTCAGTTCCAGCGCCACCACTGGAACCCGCCTGACCACCACCACCAACTGTGATTGTATAAGTTCCACTAGTTAATGTCGTTGATCCCTCAAGGACCCCGCCACCACCACCAGCACCTGCTGCGTACCAGCCATTTGTATTACCAGCACCGCCGCCACCTGCGACGAGTACATACTCAACACTAGCCTCACCAGACCATATAAAATCAGTAGTAGTTGTAAAACTATGGATGGTATATAAACCATCATATGTTATAGTACCACCTTCTCCTCCGGAAACAACGAGTTTCCCCGACTCAACTAATCTTCGGTGTAATCTTTGATTAATTATACCATTATTGTTCTTATTGTTACCGCGTTTACCTATATACATTATGATACTCCTAAGACTGCTTTACCACTATTGACATCAGCACCAGCAAAATAACAAACTGCCATGTAAGCATTATTAATAGTAGCTGTTTCTAGAGAAATACCGTCTACCAATACTGCATTATTTGCGAATGTATGCAAAACAGGATCTGCATCATCAAAGACGGTGCCACCAGCTCCACTAGTAACAGTTTCATGTAATGTCCAAGTATCAGTACTTCTGTTCCAAGTTTTAATGAGTAGATCACCTTGCCCGTCTATAGTAGAAGCTCCATATGTACCATGTAAGTAAAATCCAGATAATGTTATAGGTAAATCATATTTCCAACCAATAGGGTGATTCGCATAGTTGATTAGACATGAGTAGGCACTGGCATACCCATCATTATTGGCTATATTTCTGACATCTTCATAGGTGCCAGAAGCAGCACCTTGTGTGATGTGAGTAGTAGTCCAATACATTGAAGTATAGAATACGAGCGCTTTATTTGCAGCTTGATAGTATTCATTTGCTCCAGCAGTAGAACAAGAAGAAGAACCATCGGCTTGAAGACTGTTTTGACAATCTGGTGTGACGAATCCCCAATCAGTATCATCAGCTGTAGCACCAGGGAATGGAGTTATAGTGTTCTCCTTAAATGGTTCTCTCGGCCCAAGACTCCAAACACCTTTACAGTCAGGGCGTTCACGGACACCAAGTCCAATACGCCCACCATTGTTGAAATGAATAGTACTAACCATTAAGTAATCTCCAACGCACTAACAGTAATTTCAAGGTCATCTGCAGCTGATGCTGTAGCACGTAGTTTTTCACCTTGTTTTAGGACAAGTTTATTTGCAATCACTTCTAGTGAAGCATCAGCTGGAACAGTAATAGTATTTGCTATTTTAGCGATTGAAGTGTTATCATTTTGAGTAATATCGATTGTTACATCAGCAGCCGCTGATCCATCTACATTAGCAATAAGGCAGCTAAGGACGACAGCGCGATCTGTTGAAGCAACGTTTGGAGCAGTATAAGCATCAGTAATACTTGTGGAAGCGAGTTTAACGCTTGCACGGTTAAAGGTTTCAGCCATTGTTTTGAATAAATAATAAGAGAATTGTAAAAAGATTAATCAACCGAGAGCAACAGCAAGGCCAATAGAAGCGCCTGCATTTGCATCAACATATTGTTTCGTAGCAGCTTTAAGTGCTGCGTCAGGGTCTCCGCTTAAAACAAGATCTCCTGTTAATGTCCCACCAGTATAAGGTAATTTTTCACCAAGACTAGTTGTAACTGATGCAGCGTAGTTAGCGTCATCACCTAAGGCTGCAGCTATCTCATTTAATGTGTCGAGAGTAGCTGGAGCGCTGTCAACTAGGTTAGCAACACTGTCAGCAACAACATCTTGCACAAAGGCAGTAGTCGCAACTTGTGTTGTGTCTGTAGAAACTGCTAGTACCGTGCTTGAAATAGTTGGAGGTCCTGTGAATACCATTGCACCTGCTTCCGTTGTTGCAGGTAGTACAACATTACCTGTAAAGGTTGGACTAGCAAGAGGAGCCTTACCTCCTACATGTGAAAGCGGTACTGCAATGTCTCCTGCACCATCATCAAGGTTGTATATTAAGTTGTTTGCTTTAAGATTTCCGTATTTAGCCATTTTAAGAGATTAACCAAGTAGAGTTTTCAGGGATTGTTACAGTGTAACCTGCAGTTGCAGAGTTTGAAGTGACGTATGTTGTAGCGTTATATGTTAGATCCGTGCTATTATGTGAGAGAGTTACAGGCCCAACTGAATGAGCATTCATAGTTGTCTGGATGGTGTAGTCCTCAGAAATTGTTCGATTACTTTCAACAATTACTTTTCTATCCTCTCCATATCTAGCTTCAGGATCATTAGCGTAATACTCTTGAGCAATATAAGTTTCCGAACCTGCGGATGCATTACTTACTTTTACTCTTAAGGTTAATTGGGGATTACCACCAAATCCATTAGGGAAACTAGAAGAACCAGAAAAATCACCTCCAGCCCAAGTACCATTTGCTAATGAGATTCCTGTACTATCAGTAATCTGCACATAAGTACCATCTGGAGTAGGTGCTAAATTACTTGGATCTGGCCCTGGTGGTGAAGGTTGATTACCAGTTAATGGGTAATCAGTTGTTAGTGTAGATAAGTCAGGTACTACTTTATAAATAGCTGCAGCAGCAACTGAAGCTGATGCACTATTAGCAGTCGTAACAGCAGCACTTGCATTAGTAGAAGCAGTGTTAGCTGTAGCTGTAGCTGCGTTAGCTGTAGTTACAGCATTACCTGCTGTTGTATTAGCTGCGTTAGCTGTAGTTACAGCATTACCTGCTGTTGTATTAGCTGTATTAGCTGTAGTTACAGCACCATTAGCAGTTGTAACTGCTCCATTAGCAGTTGTAACAGCACCATTAGCTGTAGTTGTAGCTGCGTTAGCAGTTGTAACTGCTCCGTTAGCTGTAGTTGTAGCTGCGTTAGCAGTTGTAACTGCTCCGTTAGCTGTAGAAGTTGCAGTGTTAGCTGTATTAACTGCACTTGTTGCTGAAGCTGAAGCTGTGTTAGCTGTACTTACAGCAGCGCTAGCGTTAGTATCTGCTGTGTTAGCAGTCGCTACTGCTGCATTAGCCTTTGTAATAGCACTTACATAGTCACCACTTTCTAAGACCCTAGAGTTATCTAGAGCCTCAGTAGCATCATTAGTGTTCTCTTGAGTAGAGTATAAGTTCTGTGTATAGTTATCATTTAGATCACTTGATCTAATAGCTGAGCCAGGGTAGAAGGTGGCAACGAGATTACTATCATCTGTAGATCGATAAATAGCAATAGCAGCGTCAGTGGCTGGAGCTGAATTGAATCGAACTGTTGTAGCATCATGAAATGTATAGGCTGTAGTTGCAACGTTATCAAGAGTTACCTTGATATCCGTTTGTTTTAGATATGGAAATGTAAATGAATAATCCGTAGTTGAATTATTCCCTGTGTATGTGTTTTTTGTAGTTGCCATAATGCCTTAATCAGGTTTACTTATTCATTTTTATTAATTCTTTAACTTCTTTATTCTGCTTCCTTAGTGCATCAGCACTCTTGGCTGCACCCTCGATATCACCATAAAGTATTTGGTTCTGTACTTGATTCTTAAGTGCTCCACCCCTTGTGTGCTGCAGGTTCTTATGTACCCAAGCTAAGTGTGCTAACTTAAAAGCTCTATCGTGTATTGCCTCTAATGCTCTATACGCACTAGTTTTAGTAACTGGAAACTCTTCTTGAGTGAACTGCCCTGCATCTAATTGTTGTTTATATTCTTTTAACTCCTTATTAATCTCAGGACTTTCACTTAATGCTTGAATTTGTCCCGGTAGTTTCATGTGTTGTGCTATATATTTATGGATCCATTGGCGATCAGCTGGTTCATACTCTATTCCTGTATCAGGATTCTTGCGGATTCTAGATCCACCATCCCAACCAGTTCCTACTAACCACTGTCTCCAAGGTTCCATACCTCCATTACTTTTAAGGAAAGGTAATATTGAATTAATACCAGCATTAATAGGGTTAACATAGTTAATAGGTTCACCAGTATAAATGTCTATTTCATCTTCTAGTGTATTAGCTATTTTAAACATCCTATTAGCTATCATACTACCTAAATCTCTTTCCACATCTTTTAGCTGTGGAGCGAATGTATTATTTACAATAGACCTAAGACCAGATAAAGGTACAATCATGTTAGCTGTGTTAGCGGCAAATCTAGCCCAAGCAGTTGGATCCTTACCAAGTAAAGCCGCAAGTGGTTCAAACTGTTTAAAGAATGTTTGATTAGTAACATTCATTGTAATAGCATGTGCTGTCTTTCTATAGAGGTCTTCCATAACAGCTTGGTCAGTTCTCTGTGCTTCATTGACTGCACTACCTACTAGGCCAAGTAGCATACTGAATGGTTCCATACCCCTATAATCATGCCATTCACCTGTAAATGGGTTCTTGATATGATTGAAGTAATTACCTCCCATAACACGCATCATGCGTTGACGTTCGCCATGATCTGTAGGCCCTGGACCGTATAGATTACCATCTAAAGCCCACATAGTACTAGCCATTACAAGACCTTGACCAGCTATAGTACGACCAATATATTCATTCTTTTTAGCACGCCACATAGTTTCACTATATTCAAGACCATGTTCTGCTAAAGCTGCTGTCTTCTCAGCTTGTGTTGAAGCTCTTAATAGTTTACGTGCTTTACCAATACCCACACCTAATTCACTTGTTGGCATAAATGACCAACTTATATCAAAAGCATTCATACCAGTTCTAGCAAACATAAATGTAGGCTGTGCTGCTGGTACTGCATCTAAGAAACCTTCTAATCTATTAACTAAGAAGTTAGGTTGGTTTAAAGATATCTCAGCTGTTGCATTCTTAACTGCTTCATCCGTAGGTAATCCAGTTACAGGATCAAAGTAACTATCAAATAGTTCTGCACTACGTTTGTCGAAGTACTCTTTATTAAATGCACCATTAGAGTATTGAAATATTTCATCATATGCTCTAGCTCTAGCTACACCAGTGCCTTGGAATGCACTGAAGAAACCATCAATAGCATGTAGTGCATTAACACCGCTTCGTACTACTTTATTATCGTTATACCATCCTAATAGCATAGCAGCATTAGCTGCTGCAACACGTCCGTCAACTGGCTTTCCTTCAGATAACCAAGCTTCTTTAAAGTCATTGATCTTATCAAGTTCTTCTGATCGTGCTGTCCTTAAATCAGCCCTACCACCTTTCTGTGCTAGTAAAGGATTCTCGTTAATATGCTTCCATCGTTTCCTCATTAAATCTAGACCACGATAGAAGTTCTCTTTGATTCCTCCATAGACAGCTATTGACCTTCTTAAGTCTGCAGCATCAGCACCATTCATTAGTAAAGCGCCTCTACCAGACCCTAATACTGCAGAGATTGGTTTAGCTACAGTTAGTATAGCATTACCTGCAACTGACTTAGGTAATGACGTACCAAGTAGTACACTATTATACATAGCAGATCTCATACCTTGTATGATTAAACTAGGTATTTGAGGTTCGCCATCGATAATAGCTTTCTTCATTACACCTAATTTATTCTGTACCCACCTATTCATAGTGTATAGGCTATTTACATCATTACCTGCTTCTAAGTATAAGTCACGAAATGGTTTTAGATATTGTGGATTAGCTTCTGCTATTTCACGTAGGGTATCAGTGATAGCCCTACCTTCATTAATAGCTTTACCTACACCTTCACTGTATTCTTTATTAAGTTGTATTAACCGTTCTGATACTTCTTGAGCAGTTTCAGGATCCTTTACCATCTTAAGTGCTCTGATACGTGCAAGCCCAAACTTCTTAGCAAACTTATGACGTTCAACCTCACCAGACAGCAGTCTAAGGTTCTCAAAGACGTTTACTAACTGTGGGGTAACATCTGTAACCTCATCCACTAAAGCAGCTGCTACAGAGGCAGTGGAGATGTTGTCAGCAGCTTGCTTTGTAATCATACTAGATGCTCGTAATTTATCAGGACTTAACGCTAAGTCAAATGTCCTTTTAAATGATTCACCTAGTACTAAGAATTGTTCAGGAGTTAGAAACTTCTCTGTTCCTAACAACATACTCTTCATAGCATTAACGTTAGCTGCAAACTCTTTTGGATCACTGTTGAATGCTTCAAATACTGTATTATCTACTTCAGCTCTGATCTGTGCTTGCTTAATGACAGTGCCATCACTAAGTACTGCATCAACATCAGGGAACATCTGTTCAGCAACTTCACCTAAGATGTCGCTATGTTCTTCAGGTGTTGAGTTAACAACAGCTCTCACTTCATCATTAGATAATACTGATGGACGTACACCTGCTCCTACTGTAGGATCAAGTTTAATACGTGCATTATCTACTGCAGCTCTTACTTTATCTACGTTTAGGTTCTGTACAGGCCTCTGTACACCAGTGATATCACGTGTGTAAGGTAGGTCTGAGATGTTCTCACCATCAATTTTAACTAATCTGTTAGCAGCTTCACCATCTAAAGCAGCATCTCTGTTACGTTTATAGATGTCATATGGATTAGCTTCTACATCTAAGTTTACATCAGCATTTCTAGCTATAACTTCAGCTGCTTCTGGTGTGTTAGCTACAACTTCTACACTAGGTTTACCTAATTTAAGTGACCTAAGGTAAGCAAATACTTCTAAAACACCTATACCAGTTGTTATCGTAGCACCTTCTAAGACATTTAATGCATAATTAAATGAAGGGTGATACTCATCTGAGGTAGCACCAATTAGATTTGTACCAAAAGTATCGTTAAACATCTTGATCATGTTATCGTCTGTAGCAGATGTTGAACCTGCTAAGACGATACTCTCTACTCCAATCTCTGCTGCTGTACTAGCTGCAATCTGTTTCCATTTAGGTAGTTGTTGTACTACAGAAGATCCTTTCAGACCACCTTGTACTAAACCACCTCCCCATAACATAGGTAAAACTAAACCTGCAAGCTTACGTAAAGGTGTTTGAGTTGGGAAGGTTTCCTCATACTTATTCTTTAGTCCAGCAATTGGCCCATCTTGACCATGTAGGACTGCTTTCTCTAGCATTTCTCCTACACCTAAGAAGGTATCACCAACACCTGTTACAACCTCTTGTGCAATCTGTTGACTTTCTTCTGCTTGTTGGTCAAGATCAGGTGGCCATGGATTCCCGTAGATATCCTTTGGCCCTTCATCTTGAGTAGGTTCTGGTGTTGCTACAGGTGTTGCTTCAGTTTCAGCTGCTTGCTGTTCTTGTTCTTGTTGTACTTGTGCTTCCTCAGCTTGTTGAAAAAGGTCTTTTTCTTTTTCCAGTCGTTCTAAATCTGGAACGTATTCCATGTCTTGATAGTCAGGCATTATCTTTGGATACCTCCTTTATTTACTGCTCTATTATAAGCAATCCATTCATCACGATAATTTTCTCTTAGTAGTTCTGTGTTTTTTAGATTAGCAGGGTATTGTACCCATTCTCCATTAGGTTTTTTAATATTAAATATATGTTCACCAGTGCTTGATTCGATTACCTTGAACCCTGGAAAATCAGGTAGTTCATGTTCTATGTTCATTGCTGGTGTATCTGCTGAATCGGGTACTGTTAGAGGTGTATCAAGTTTATTAGGTTTTGGTTGTTGTTGTGGTTGTGGTTGGTTGCCCCCTAAATCATCAATCAATCCTCTCAACTCATTATATGATGCAGTGAAGCCTATACCATTAACATGTATTGATGTATGATGGCTACCAACCCATCTACCAGTACCACCCATTGTCTGTAATACAGTTCCTGGAGGTATAATCTCTCCATCCTTCATTCCTTTATAACTTGGACCGGCACCATGTCCTAGTACTACTTCATACTGTTTTCCATCACGTGGGCTGATGTATCGATAAGCACCATACTCACCGAACCCTCTACCACGACTTCCTAAGGTTGGGTCTGTTGTACCTTGCACACCTACTGATGGTAAACCATCTGTACCTAAAGTATGGTATGTGAATTCATAATCTGCAGGTACTGTTATTTCTGGATTATTCCATACTACATCATATCCTGTTTGTTCACCATCAGGATCTTCTGTAAAAGTTGATGTATAACCCCTAACCGGTACACCATCACGAACCTCATTAGCTGGTCCTGCACCCCATCGATCAACCATTTGATGGTACTTCTGATCAACATCGACCTTTGGTTCTGGAATTGTTAATCCTCTATGATTTGCTATAACTACTGCTGCATCAAACACACTTGGTAACCCCGTCGCTTTTCTAAATTCAGTTAATTGGTCTTGTAACTCTTTATTTACCTTCTTTGGCCATGTACCATACTCATTAAAGAAGTTTGATAAATCACCACTATCTATCGCTTGTTCTACTGAAGGTAACGCAGCACCTGCTTTACCACGTTCACCTACGTTTTTAATTTTCCCTATTTCCTTAGCTAAATCCTCTGCATATAAATATCTAGACGTATCAGCAGTTGATTGAGGGGAGAAAGCAGGGTTAACAAATGCTTTATCTGAAGGACCACCTGTTAAATTTACTATTCCATAGGTACCTTTTCCATCTAATGCATCTTTAGGCGAACCTAATTCATCAGTAAACAAGGCGTATGCTTGAGTATGTGCTGTCCCTTGATCCATCGTAGATCCTAACCGTAACCTGCGTTGGTCATAGTCAGCCATTGCATGATCGATGGCTAGATGTAAACCCCGATGACCAATCGCTTGGTCATCTGTTAAACCAAGCCTTATCTTTAACGCATTTGTGACTTCTGACTTCATCGTCTTTCTATTGGCATCTCTACCTCTAGCTTTGTACATCTTACTTTCCCAGTCTTCATACTCCTTTTGGGATGATGAATTACGTCTTAAATCTTCAAGAGTTACACCAAGATAGTGAGGGTTTATTTGTACTAGATTAGCATGCCAATCACGTGATCGTTCTGTTGTACCTTCAGTATTAGGAACTAGGGCATTGACCTGTTGAATTAGATTCTTACGCTTGGCGTCGGTTATATTTGATCCCTGAATCTTATCTATCATAAGTTCAGCAGTTTCTTCGTCCAAGTCTACATCATCCTGCCGCAGTCTCAATAGATCTGCTTGAATTGGTAAGGCATTCTGATTTTGAACAGCGATACGATCACTATGCTCACCTCTTAGATTCTCATAATAAGCGTCCTCAACTGCATCAAGCTGCACACCAAATTTTTGACGAACTGTCATTCCAATGGGTTCGCCATTTTTATTAAGAAGTTGCTGATCACCAAGGTCTTTGAGAAATGCTGCGTCAACACCAGAACCACGTACTCCTGCTAAAGTTTCCATTGACTTGAAGTCTTTGTATGCTCCTTTCGGGTTGAGCGTGAATCCCTGATTAACAAGCTGTGCTCTCTCAAGAGAAGATGACCCTGCATGCAGCGTATTGGCTAGCCGTTGAGTCGCATCTGCTTCCATCCTCGCTGCTGCTTCCCTATTACTTAATGTAATAGCAGGGCCGAGCGCTGCTCCCCTTCCTTTTTCAATCGACTGCATTAAAGGAGCAACGTTAGGATTTCCCCACCGTTGTAAGGCAAGCTGAACATGATGGTTATATGCAGCAGCTGTTCCAGCAGCATCACTACGTAGATCATCAGCTGTTTGGCCATTGAAGCCTGGTATTGGAATACCAGTGCCATACATCCCCCAAGATAGATCTGCCAGTTCTTGTCTTTGGGAATTTACGATACTCAGATCAAATACATCTGTCCTAGTACCGATGATACTCGCCATGTCTGCGCGAGATAATCCTTTAGCTTCTAAGGCTTCAATCGTTGCATCAGTATAACCAGCATCTCTAACTAGACCTAATTCAAGTTTCCTTACAGTATTCAGCTCTTCTGTAGATATACCAGTTCTTATTTTGATAGCTTGTAAGTCATTTCCTTGCTGCTTTGTTATCGCCTTTTCTCTTGCCTCATAAATACCAACCCCGGTACCAACAGTTTTATGTACCATATTCACAAGTTGATCGGTATCTCTATTAACTTGTGCTACCTTCTGGTCTGCGTTTCTGATTGCACTTTGTTGAGCATCTTGAATTGCTTGCATTTGAAACTTCTGGTCCTCACGCCTGACCAAATCCTCAAATGCTAGTGCATTCGACCTTGCTTGATTTTCTACCCCAATACCGAAATCAAAGCTTTTAGCATATTCTCTATGTGTATCAGCTACCTTTTTGTTATGTGCAATCTGCCTATTTCTATCTCTTTCGTTTGTTGCTTTAACTTTACTTGTTCTGTCAACGGGGGCTATAGCTTGATTATAGGCCCCCGGACGTGATGCTGGTTTAAATGTCATGGTTAACTACCGCTGCTCTTACCGCCAAATACTTTACTCCAATCTGCAGCACCTGCCATATCTAATCCGACATTTAAAGCATCCATTGCCCAATTACCTGGTGCTCCTGCTCCTCGATCTCCGTAGATCTTGTTTTCATCTTCTAGATGTGGCATGTGATCCTCATAGAATTTCTCCCTATCAAATTCTGGTACTTCTTGGAATTCAGGTCTGAATAATTCAAATGGAACAGGTGTCATTCTATCTAGTTCAGGTTCAGGAAGCATCCTACGTTGTGCTTGTAGGTCAGCACTATATTTATTAGCAGCAATTCTATCTTTCCTTAGAGTGCTAGCCTTCAACATACTCTTCAGTGAAGCAGCACGTTTATCAATATTCAAGTTACGTGTCTTCGCAGCAAAGGTTTTAACATTAGCTAGTTTCTTCATCTCATTATAATACACAGAATTACTATTCATTAGTGCATCTGCTCTCATAGCTTGTCTAGAACCAATATCCATTGCAGCAACTTGAACTGCTTTTCTAGCAGATCGCCCAGTTACTCCTGTTGATCTTATGTTACCTGATACTGTTAATCCTTTGATAATATCTTGTTGATCATCAAAAGCTGATTTAGCTCTAAAAGCTTCTTGCTGTCTTCGTAGTGAAAATTGTGATGTTATATCTGACTGTAAGACTTTTTCATGTTCTAATATATCATCTTTCTTTTCAAACTCCTGACCAATATGGAAGTCCTCCATAAAGTTCTTCTCTTCTTGATACGCCATGTTGGCAGAAATATCATTGAAGTTAAGATCAGTATAGTAGTCTTCTACTGATTGATTGTAAGCTTTTGAATCTCTCCTATAATCATCAAACCTTAACTCTTCACTTAGACCCCAACTTCTAAGAAGATTAGCTTCTGATAAGTCTATCTGTTTACCAGTATTTCTTATTAATATGTCTCTAGTTTCTATTGCTCTTTTCCGTGCATGAGATATATTCTCAGCAGCCATCCTTACTTGTTTCTTACCAGCTTCAACTCTTGCTTGATTCTTGTCTCTACCTGCTTTTTGTGCAGCGCCTCTCTTCTTGCCTGCACCCCACATGTCGGCTATACCTTTAACGCCAGCTGCCGCTACTGGAACCCACCAAGCCATATCTAAGTCCTCCTATAATAACGTGGTGAATAGTTTCCTTCCCACATCATTGACGTAAGAGAGATTGGAAATGGTGAGTCACTGAAGACTCTAACTGAAAAGTTATCTGTTTTATCATGTATTGGTAATGTGAATAGTGATTGTTCTGCCAATGGTACGTCATCTGCTAGGTATTCATTTGCATCTTTTACTGTTTGAATGTCATACCATGTATCGGTATATAATAAAACCTTATAACCATCAGCTGGTACCGTACCTGTCATAGTGAGTATTTTATCTGCGATGGTATATGCTGTAGTTTCTACTCCATTTACTTTTACTTTTAGATCATTTACATCTGTATAGTCAAAGTTGAAAGTAAAATTTGTTTCTGAACCATCACCGTCCCACTCCTGGTTTGGTGTGTTTCTACCTCTACGTTTTACTTTGAAACCAACCACACTAGATAGTCCTACAGAGAACTTCATACGTGCAATGGTTAGAATTGATGTGTAATCATATGTATTTTCAGCAATCTGATAGTAAGTTTTAGGTAGTGTAACATCATAGTTATACTTATAACCTACAACTACTTTAGAAGCTACGTTCTCACCAGTCACTGTCCAGTCTTTATTAGCTACTTTGAAGTAAGCACTACCAGTTCTTGTGTAATCCCACCTAGCACTACCATCAGTAATATCAGCACCTGTACCAGTAGGCCCACCTGAACCTGCTGAAGTACCAGCTGTATCACAAGTATAAACTTTATCTCCATCATTACTTACAACATCACCTACGGCGTAAGCAGTACTTGCTTGCCAAACAGCATCCTTAGCTGAGTCAGGGCTTAAAGTAAATCCAGCTACTTCACCTGCTGATGCGTCACCTTTTAAAATGAGAACAGGTGTTGCATTAGCTATATCACCATAAGGTAGGTAACATTTAGAGAAGTCACCAGCTGTATCATAAGTCACAGAAGATGCTGTAGCATACATGTCCATATATGGGTTAATACTTGCACCATCATTAGTAGTAAGGATAGGGTTTTCTGGTGTTTGAGTTAGACTTGTTTTAATTAAATGGTATCTATTGTTACTACTTGATGCATCTACATACTTAACGACTGCCCACATTGTATCATTATCTACAGTAAGATGCAGTACATTACCAGGGAATGTCCATTTAAACCAAGCTTGTAGTACTAGCTCTTTACCATCATAATAAGTTCTATAGAAAAATACATCAGATAGAGTCTCACCATGTAATGCAATCAACTCATTCTGTGGACTAGCAACCATACTGGTTATAGTATCTGGTATATATTCCGCTACTGTTTTAGCGATATCTAATATGTTAGGGTTATTCTCTTGACCCTGTGTCTCCATACTAAACACTCTAGAATAGCCAGGAGTCTTACTTAAGAATGTTAATGTACTACCGTTATCTACTGGCGCTATTTTGTTGTCAATCTCATAGTTAGAGATACCACGTATGACAGTAGTACGAGGTGTAAGTACACCATTATCTGCGTACATAATATACTGTGACTTCTCACTGAATAAGATTAAACCTTGTGTAGTAGGTAGTACACCATGTAATACAGCAGGTCTAACAGCTGAACAGTTTAAATCTACAGGATCAGCAGTAGTAAGTGCTCTAGCTGATTCATGATAAAAGTTTTTAAATTGCCCAGATTGACTCATAGAAACATTATCACTTGTCAAGAATCCTAATCTATTGTTATGAAAGAATACTTGTTGGATAGTGTTATCTTTAAAACTTGGGTGTTCGTTAGTTGTATCATCACCTACTAACCTATCTGTATATGCTATTGGTTGGAAGTTAAATACATTTACAGCTGTATTCTGTAATTCATGTGGCATAGTTTTATCATCTAAGCCAGTTGAAACATCCTGTGCTATTGTTTCTTCCCAGTAACCTGCTCCTGTTGTACCAGTTTCAGCAAAGAATTTTGCATAGTATGTATCCTGATCTGATTTAGTATTGATAATTTTCACTACTCTACCATCTGAACATTCTTCAGGTAGTTTAGCTAAATCCTCTACTTGATCTTGGAAGCAGGTTAATAGCTCATTACTTGCTCCGCCTTGACATTCAAGTGTAAATGCTACATTAGAAGACAATTCAATCGTAGCTTTTAATCTAGTTACAGTAAAACTACTATCAAGTGTTAATGCATTAATACCAGTTTCTAATGCAGTTAATATAATATCTGTACTTAATTTCTCACTACCTGGATCTGATGCACTAGTGTAAGAATCTACATCTCGTGTTGTGAGGGTATAGGTTTGATTACTACCGCCACTTTCTTTTATTGTAACACTATACTTAGAACTATAGTCTACACCTTTAATTCGTATCGTACCTTTCTTACTTAAATTATTTGTAGCAGGTGCAGCCTTAACAGCAACTGTTTTTGTTTTATTAGTAATATATGTAGTATCTTGTACGGTTAATACTTCATAATTATCACGTGTTGTATCTAGGTAATCTAAAGGATCATAACCTGCGTTACCATTTTCAGATGTATTAACTGTACATTTAACATAGTTACCACTACCATCAACTTTACCATTCCATATATGTATGGCTCCACTAATGATACATCCTATATAGGTTTCATCATCATCTCTATTGATGTAAAACCATTTTGCATTGTCTAAATCGGTACCAGAAAAATCTGTACCGTTTGTTGTTTGATCTAAACTATGTAAGAATTCAAATCCAGGTCTCTTAATAAGACCAAATGTTGGTTCAGGGTATGCATTAATACACTCCCTTACTTGACCTGGAAACTTCTTAATATCTGATTGTTTAGATACTCCCCCTAAATAGTGAGGTATTCTTTGAGTAACACTTGCCATTAGCGGTGTAAAGCTTTGTAAGGTTGATAGCTGACGTAGTTATTATTCCCTTTAGGGTGTCCAAAATAGGTAAAGTTACCTTGGTTACATTCGTACTCCATAGCATTTGCTCTAGCAAGCATTTCTCTAGTTGATAGAAACTTATGCTGGGTTGGGTCTCCTACTATCCTAGTTGATACAATAGTAGCAGCTCTTGCAGTAATGTAATCTTGAATAGGTATAGGTAAATCTACCCAATCATAGAAATAAACAATGTCAAGTTTAACAGTACCGTTCGTCCATTTATTTGTGTGGTTAACACGGTCATATAGTTTACCCTTCTTTCTAATAGCAGCCTTTGAACCATAACCTTCACCATCGGAAAGGTTCATCTGCAATACATTAGCAGCATAAGATATCTCGTTAGTATCTGAGTCTGGAGTTACCTCTACTTTGTATTCAATATTAAAGCTCCAGCCTTCAGCCTGCACTTCTCGTGATACTTGAATTAAAGTATCGTAAGCAATCGCAACGTCCGGGTTGGTTTGATCGAGCGTGGTGACAGGTGCCTGACCAACTGACGCCAGGATTTGGTTCACTGCAGGTAATTCTTGTGTAGCGTTAGTGGTAGGAAAAGGCATAATAAATAATTGTAAATAAAAAAAAGGGACCCGAAGGTCCCCTATGTTTAGCTCCTATCTTGAGCTGGTGAATCACATTCTACTCCTGCGCCACCATAAGCGAAAGGTAGTCCTGTGGTTTCTGAATAAACAGCGGACTGTGAATACGTTCCACCCTGTGTTCCAGCTACCGACTTGCGGATTGCTGTGTTACCACCAGAGATACCCTTTGTAGAGCCGGAGTATCCGCCTGGTTCTTGAACAGTAGCGTCAGTATTAGACTGTCTAACTGTTGCAGCATTTGCCATAATTTAGTTCTCATATTCTAGTGTTGCAACGTATCCTACTACAGCAGTTGTAGTGCCTGAATCACCAGTAGCAATAGTGACAGCATCGCCAATGCGATAACCATCTCCATCACTACCAGCAGCGGCATCTACTGCAATAGCTGAGCATACGTTTGAAGCAATGGTTAGATCTACTACGAGACCTGAACCACCACCGTCAGTTGTGGTAGCCTTATCAGCTACAGCACCATCAGTACCTCCACCGGTTCCATTTTCACCAGTGGCAGTACCAACAGTTACAGTAGCAACAGCCCCACCTGCGCGACCCCATTCAACTGGTGGTCGTGGGTACCAAGTGTCGCTAGTAAGACCAGCCACACCTGTAAGACGTGATGCTTTTGCCATTTAAACCCCTCCCTTAAGCGGTAGCGATTTCGATTGCAGCAGCTGGATTGAGAGTCCCCGCCCCCATGGCCATACGCCCGACGATTAAGTCACCTTGGTACATTGTCTTTATGTCTGCCCCGGTTGTTTGCACGCTAGGGCCGATTGCTTCGACTACACCAGCAGCATCCTTCTGGTAGATGAGACCTGCATGATTAGCAAAGCTATCAGCATAGTCATTGTTCTCACCATTAACAGCAGCGATTGTGCCAGCTTGGAAAGGAAGGTTATTAGAACGCTTGATGTCGATACCAGCAATAGATACTAGTCCTTCACCAGAGTTCAGGTTACCTTGGGTATTACCGTAGTCACGGTTTAGAATATTTGAAGATACTTGTGAGACAAGTGCATAGTACTGACGTGGTGCAAGTACTGCAGTACGTCCAGTCTTAGGCAGGTTCTTCTCATCAAGAATAGAAGCTGCTTCAAAGAAAGCATCTACTAGTTTCTGTGCATCATATTCATTACCGGAACCGATATTGATAACGGATCCACCGGGCTCAGGGCCAGGTGCTGCAGTAATGGGATGAGCTTCACGAGCTGCTAGAGCGATCGTACGGAAGATCTTCTTGTCATAAGCTTCAGCCAGAGCGTGTCCGATCTTAGCGGAGATCTCAGAGCGAAGGCTATAGTGAGCAAGAGTCTCATCAAGGTCATACACAAAGGCAGAACTGATAAGCAAATCATCACATTGGATCGTCTTCTCGGCAACCGGAGGATCACCTGAACCTAGTATTGGCGTGCCAGGTTCGTGATAATCGGCCGTCATACGACCGGTGAAGATGAACTGCATACTCTTTCCATTCTTCAAGGTACGTGATTGTACAGTACCTTTAGCGATGGTTGCTGATTCATAAGCCTTAAACAATTCTCCAGAGAAGAGCTTAAGGTAAGTTGCATACTTAGTATCATAAGCGGTACCCAGTGCTAGCGGTGTTGCCGCTGTATTATTAAGGGTACCGATTGAGGAAACGGTAGTATTAGCCATTTAAATTAAAGTGTTTGTATTAGTTACGGTTCTCAGCTGAAATTGTTGATCAATTTGTTTGTGGTCTTTCCCACCGTCTAGACGGCAAAAGGTATCCAGCGTACTGGGCTAATGCCAATGAAAGGGGAGTCCGACTCTGAGGTGCTCCCCCTCCTGTTACTTTCTATTAGTAGACCAAGTCATCTCCATCCCAAATCCTAACAATAGGACTAGGAATATCATGTACAGAAAGTCCACTTAGAAGGACCACTTAAGACCAGCTTTGGTTCCGTAGTTGTTTTCGTCAGCGTCAGTCGTAAGAAAACTGATTTCTCCATAAATGGACACAGCCTCAGTGGCTTGAAACGAACCGCCTGCCTTCCCAGAGAATTCAGTATTAGCATCACCCCCATCAGG